CCCTCGGCAAAGATTGAGGGGAATATCAAACAGGCCTGCTGGTCTACCTTGACGTTCTTCAGGATTTTCTCGTACATGGCTAGAACAGCTCTTTGATCTTCCGTGGCATCCACAGCCAGCAAGTCAGGGTCCACATAGAGAAGGGGAAGGCCAGCGAGGTCACGCTCGATACCGATGGCTTCGATTCTTTCAAGATTTATTTTATGGTAGTACGAAGTAAAGGCCCCACGGAGAAGGGATCTGCCAGCGGGATTATCCTTGATTTTAGTCGTCCTAAAAAACATCATTTTTTCCCGGGGAAGAAATACCCGATTCCCAGAAAGTGGGGGCCATTGCCAAAATCCTAAAACCTCTCCTTCGCTGTCAAACACCCAGTTCTGAAGGGATGTTTGGGCGCGGCCAGCTAGTTTTCTCCAACCAATCAACCCATCATCGTAGGCAGAGCGATTTTCTTTTTCCTTCTGATCTGGGCCAAGACGGCGTTTGTAGATAATTTCCAACGCAGAAAATCCGTACTGAAACATGGAGATAATATCGCAAATAACGTCCTCCCATGTGCAGTTGTCCATGTCCTCTAAACAGGATTCCAAAAAGGCTGCGGCCTCCATGTCGTCCGGGTTTTCACTCACTGGCTCAATTCTCCAATCTACTTTTCGAACCATCATCTCAAGAATAAAAAACACGGCGCTGCAAGTCGGATCGTTATCCCGCATTTCCTCAAATGTTATAAGACTTCTGCTGTTGACTCCCTGGCCTTGCAGTTCGCGTAACTTTTCCTCCAAAATATATCCGCTGGCCTGCGCGATTCCGGAAATTCCGATTTGTGAGTACGGAGATGGGGCGATCTCTGCGATCAAGGGGGCGTTTTGATATCCGAAACCCAGGTTGACGATAGGAGAAGCTGATGCGGGTTTATTGGGATCTAGTGGGCGAGGTTCTAAATTGTCCGAGGCTCCAGCCACGTTTGAAACCGATGTGTCCACTTTTTGAACCAGAGAGTTATTGTCTGGGGGCACTTAGGAATCCTTAACTAAAAAATTGGTTTGTCCGGTTGGTACGCCCGAACGATTGAATCTCTCTTGATTTCCAGTATTATCTGTAACTGTGCCATAACCCTTAAATTCAGCAGATATATCCCCCGCTGATCCGGCATAAGTGACCTCTCCAATCCCATCCCCCAAAATAGAAAAAAGATGATCATTCGGAGAAATTTTAATTTTATCCCCTTCTGTAAATTTTTGATTTTTCGTTGAAGAAGGCTGCTCTTGTTTGGTGCCGCCTTGGCGATTTCGCTGACCGGGGCGGGGACCAGAGCCAGGTCCGCCTTTTTCTAAAACAACTTCCCCCGTCAAGGAAATAGTGGGTTCCATAAACCAGCCGCCTTTTGGTCAAGTGATTGTGGACTTCAACGATTAGTTTAGAGCACTTTCACCGATATAACAACGTTGAAATTGGCTTCTCTAATACGGAGTATTGGGGTTTCCGTCATTATCCAAGTAGCTGCCTATCGTGTGGGCGCTGACTTGTTCACCTCCGGAGGGGGGAGCAACGAGTCGGTGGGAAGAGTATTTTCTTCGGAACCAGTTGAGGAACTGAGATGCCGAATCCACCATGTCATCGTGACCCCCAGCATTCTGGCCGGTGAAGAGGCACATTTCCGTCAAGAACATTTGAAGCCAGGTGGCCGTCTCCGGCAGCCAGAATTCGCCCCGTTCAATCATGGCTGTTTCGGCGGACATCCGAGTTCCCTTGTCCAATCCCTTGGGGTCACACTTCACAATTTTCCACCCGAATTCCGGATCAGCTGTAAGCACCTGAATTATTTGCTGCCCAGCATCCTTGTCTTCAATCAAAAACAAGTCCGGATCCCAAACATCCCCCATCCGCTTGAATCTCTTTATGCTGTCCGGGAACTCCAACTTATCCCGCTCAACGTGCCACAGCTCGACATGGTATTTCCTGGGCTTCCCTTTTTCCACTTCCTCTTGAACAATCACATAGACTTCCCAAACTGTTGGGTCATTCCGTTGTTTTGCTTTACTCGCGCAGTCCGCGCTAATGACGGTCATCATCACGCCCTTGCGCTTTTTCATGTTCTGAACCGTAGCCTCTTCCCCGAATCTGTTCTTGAACCACGCCTCCTTGACCATACCACCTTCGCGGGGGACAGGGGACTGTTGGTACATCGCGGCATAGGAATAACTCCCATGCTCCTCTTTCAGGGCCTGAATGACTTCCGTGGGGAACCGTTTCTTGTCCAGGCTTTCCAGCTCCTCTGTGCGGGGGTCGCTGAAGCCCAAGCAAGTTACGTAAGTCGTTTTGTGATATTCAAGCGGCAGGATTAGTTTCTGCCAAGGGCCGATCTTCCCTAACCTCTCCCTCTCCAGGATTTCCCCTGGCTGATCCTCTGGATGGAGTCTTTGCTGAATAACAATCATGCCTCCCTTACTCTTCTCATCGAACCGGGAAGACAGTGATTCCCAAAAATACCTGCTGGCCTGTTGTCTGAACGCCTGAGACTCCGCCTTCAGGGCCGTGAGCAGGTCATCACAGATAATTATGTCCGCGCCTTTACCGATAATGGATCCGGTGATGGACGTAGCCACATACGCCCCATTTTTATCGTTCTCGAAAATGGTTTTGGAGTTTTGGAACTCAGAAAATTTAAACGAGTCCCCCCAGCGATCCTGATACCAGGGGTCCATCATGACGGCCTTGGTCTTTACCGCAGAACTCATGGACAAATCTTCACCAAAACAAGCCACGATATATTTGGTGCCAGGATGTTTTATCCAGGACCAGGAGGGGAGGAAGACAGCGGAGGTAAGAGACTTCATGGCGCGAGGGGGAATGTTTATCAAAAGTTTTTGAATGTCCCCCTCAGCTACAGCTTGAACGTGTTCCGCGATGCATTGAACATGCCAGTTATCCACAAAAGGTTTTGAGGGGGGATGAAGGACTGGCCAGGCAAGCTTGATGAATTCGTGAAGGCCGTTTCGCTTTACTAGCTCCCTCTCAATATCGATGAGGGAGGGAGATTTCGGATTAGCCACTTTGTTCTTCCGTGGCCGAGCCAGGGGGTTCTGTAGATGGACTAGGGGCCTCATCCCGGGGACCAGGGGGTTCCACAGCCGGTTCCTCCACAGCCGGTTCGTCCGGAAATTCCATCTCCTGCGGTCGGGGAATCGAGACGTGGACAATCGCCTGTTTGATATCCTCTTTTTCCGGGACTATCTCCCCCTCTTCCACATACTCCGCCCCTTGAGCCTGCTGGATTTTCAATTGGAGGTGGTGGTAGTCCTTCAATTCTTCAGGTGTCAGGGAGGAAAGGTCAAACTCTTTTTCTTTAGGGGCGGATATTTCCATTGACTGGGCCGGGGTTCCCCATCCCCTATTTAAGATTGCAATGGCCGCAGAAGCCCGGGCCGCATCTTTTTCCCCTGACCGGGCAATGTCCACAAGGATCATTACCATCTCCTCGGTGTGCGCTCTTGCGAATTGAGTCACGGGTGTTTCTTTGGGGGCCATGGGGTAAGGATAACATAAATTTTAGGCACAAAAAAGCCTGCGTTGCCGTCCTCTCTCCGGGCCTCTAGTAAAAGCTTGCCGAAGGAACACAGGGTCAGTCAACTGCACACAAAACCTGCCGATCAATTCATACTTCCCTGAACTAGAACTATACCGATAACAATCACCAGAGAAATTTCCGTGGTCCTCCTCGGCCACGTTGGTGACCTTCGTGCAGTAGTTACCGGCGCGGGTTTTGAGGAATCGGAGGATTAGTTTTTTTCTTGGGTCGGTGGATTTGATTTTAGTGGGCATACACGGACTCCTTTAAAATTTCCTTCGCCTTGACAGCGAACTTGTTAATCGAATCGGCCCTCTCCTGCCAGGGTTCCAATTGGTTCTGGTAGTCCCTCTCCCTCTGATTCTCCCGGGCCACGAACCCCGCCTTGTCCCTTTCGTACCGTTCCAAAGCCAGCTTCTGGCAGATTTCCCATGCTCCCTTCCGTTTCTCCTTGGCGAACTTACTGTTGATCCGTTTCTCCGGCCACCGGGCCTTGAAGTGGGCCACAAAGATTTCCTCCACGTCCTTGTCCGTGAACAGGTCCGGTTCGCTGGAGTAGCTAATTCGCCTCTGCGGTTTTGGGGGATAGGCTTGGTGGTCGATGTTGTACTGGAGCAGCTCCAAGGCTTTTGGGTATTTTTCCTCCACCTTCAGCCCCATGATCCGACAGCTAATTTCGTGGAGGACGTAGTGGAACTCTTTGCAGAACTCTTCCCCCCAGACGGCCTTCAACCCAAACCACGTCCGGTAGAAAGGAATCGCTTCCTTGTTGTCGTCCGGCGCTGGGACGAAAGCGTCATGGGCCAGGGTGAAGGTATCGACTGCGGAACTGGGTTTTTTGATTTCTGCTACTGAGTCACTCATAATAAACACCTCCCAGTGCTCCCTTGACTCTGACCAGACCTAACGAGGTCAGGGCTTCGTGTTTCGCTTTCCTGGCAAAATTTTTCCGGGCTAGCATGTAGGCGTGACGCAGGATGTTTATCCGTTCGATCTGTCTCGCCTCTTCCCACTCCTGGTCCAGGATGAAGGCTAGATCAGCCGGGCCCATCTTGGCGATCTTCACGCCCTCAACGGCAATGCCCCTGAAATTCTCGGCCTGCTTGATGGCCCTTTCGAAGTCCGCGAACTTCCAACCCTTGAATTCCATGACCGGCCTCCTTCGTTGAATCTCCCCTACGACACCTATCCTATATGCCTTCCAGGATAAAGTAAAGAAAAATGTTTACTTTATTTGGCTTTAATCTCCCCGCCAAAGTAGTCCAGTCCTAGCTTCTCCTCCAGCCCAGCCGGCAGGAAGGGGTTATAGACCCTTGGATTGCATCCCCGGGCCCAACAGCGCTTGATCCAGGCCTTCAGGGATATGCCGGGTTTCCTCTGGACCAAATCCCACCCAACCTCATCCGTATTCACGTAGAGATCGTAGCAGTGCCCCTCAAACTTGACTTCCGCCTTCAGGCCGTACATCCGGGCATCCTCCGCCCTAGACTCCGCCGATTCCATGGCATATTTCCCGGATCCAAGATCGGAGGATTGGTAGGTTGAGTGGAGTATCGAGTAAACCTTGTTCATTCCCTCGCAGCTCCAGGGCAGCAGGTCTTCCCTCGCGGCCAAGGCGTCTAACTGGTCCTCCAGCCCCTGCTTATCCGCCACATGCTTAGATATCAGGGCGTCCGCTTTTCCCTGCCAATAAGCCTTCA